CTCGGTATCACCCGAACGATCTCTATGCTGAGATGCTAGAGATGTACGAAGAAATATATGACCAGTCCGGTGAAATTGTCAGTTCTGAGCCCGTCTACGAAATCTTTGAACGAGCTGTCGAAGATGTTGGAGACGGTACTGGAGAGTTCCTCTGGCCTCGTCAACAACGAGCGGACGGAAAGTGGTTTGGGTTCAACCAAGCAGTCCTTTCTCGTAAGCGGGCTAAATATCTCGACAAGACTCAGTTTCGAGCACAGTATTACAACGATCCTAACGACATTGGCGGGGGTGGTATCGCACGGAACCTGTTCCAGTATTACGATCCAAAGTATATCAATCAATCCGGTTCTTATTGGTTCTACCGAGACGAACGACTTAACCTTGTCGCTAGCGTTGACTTTGCCTACACAACTGGTAGACGATCAGACTATACAGCTATTGTCGTCGCTGGGATGGATTCTAATCGCAACATCTACGTCCTCGACATCGACAGGTTTAAGACCGATTCAATTTCCGACTATTTCGACCGAATCCTCCACCTCTACACCAAGTGGCAGTTCCGAAAGCTGACAGCAGAAGTCACAGCAGCTCAGTCTGCCATTGTGAAAGAGCTTAAGTCGAGTTATATTGTCCCCAACGGGCTTGCTCTGTCTATAGCTGAGGTAAAGCCGACCCGCCACGAAGGCTCCAAGGAAGAGCGTCTGGCGGCTATTCTTGGGCCCGTCTATTCTAACCAGCAAGTCTGGCACTATCGTGGCGGCAACTGTCAGGTTCTTGAAGACGAACTGATCGCTCAATTTCCGCCCCACGACGACGTGAAAGACAGCTTAGCCACAGCCATTGACCACCTGGTCCCGCCTCAAGTGATGCACCGGCCTCTTCGCCAGCGCAACGGTGGAACTAATGTAATTTATCATCCCCGCTTCGGAGGTATGCACACAGGATCATGAACAACAGCGCAATTGAAATCCGTGACGTCATGGACCCGGAGGACCTCGCTGGTCTAATTTCTGAGCGGTTTATGGAATGGAACATGTCCCGCAATGCTTGGTTGGCAGAGCGCCGAGAGCTGCGGGCTTACCTGTTTGCGACAGACACCCGCCAAACTTCGGCCAGCCACTTGCCGTGGAAAAACACTGTCCACGTCCCCAAGCTTTGCCAGCTTCGAGACAACCTTCACGCCAACTACACAGCAGCCATCTTTCCGCATGACCGGAACATTCGATGGGAAGGTGACGACTCTACTTCTGTCTCAGCCGAAAAACGACGAGTCATCGAATCCTATATGCGTAACAAGATGAAGCAGTCCGGCTTTAAGCTAGACATGTCTCAAGCCTTGCTGGATTTTATTGATTATGGTAATGCGTTCGGAAAGGTGGAGTTTACGCAAGAGGAAAGAACTGACCCGCAAACTGGCGAGAAGATTTACGGTTATGTGGGCCCTAAGTTTGTCCGTATTAGTCCTCATGATATTGTCTTTGATCCCCAAGCTTCCGACTTCCTGAAGACCCCCAAGATTATTAGGACGCTGACTACTATCGCCGCCCTGAAGTCTTATATTGAAGACCACCCCGAGCGGGACGAGCTTGCCAAGGTTTTTGATCGGGCAATGGAAGCTCGCAGCCAGTTTCACGGAATCGCTGAGTCAGACGTAGCAAAGTCTGAGGCGTACGCAGTCGACGGGTTTGGGTCTTGGTACAACTACATGAACTCGGACTTCGTAGAGATTCTTGACTTCTACGGGGACGTCTACGACCGAAAATCTGGGGAGGTTTATCAAAACCACAAGATCACGATTGTAGACCGAGCCCACGTTCTGGAGAAAGAGCCGAACCCGAGCTGGCTTGCACACGCCCCTATTTACCACGTGCCTTGGCGGCAGCGTCCTGACAACCTCTATGGGATGGGCCCCTTAGACAATCTTATCGGGATGCAGCACAGAATCGACCACCTTGAAAATGCCAAGGCGGACGCATACGACCTTATCATTCACCCTGTCTTAAAAATCAAAGGGTTGGTCGAAGACTTCGAGTACGGACCCGGTGAGCGTATTTACGTCGGGGATGAGGGCGACGTTGAGTTTATGGGGCCCGATGGTACGATGCTCACAGCGGACACTCAGATCGCCATGTACGAGCAAAAGATGGAAGAGATGGCCGGAGCCCCCAAACAAGCAATGGGATTCCGTACGCCCGGAGAAAAGACCGCCTACGAGGTCCAAATTCTTGAAAACGGCGCAAACAAAGTCTTTCTGAATAAAGCTGCTTACTTCGAAGAGCAGTTCATGGAAAGAATCTTGAACGCCATGCTTGAGTCAGGCCGCCGCAACATGACTCAGTCTGAGACGATTCGAACTACAGACAACACCGTCAACGCTGTTGCCTTCCAAAAGATCGGTCGGGCTGACATTGAAGCCCGGGGCAAGATTCAGCCGATTGGTGCCCGACACTTTGCTCGCAACGCCAACATTGTACAGAATCTTACTCAGATGTACAGCAGCGGCCTTGGACAAGACCCCGGTGTTCGCAGCCACATCTCGGGCAAGAAGATCGCGCAACTGATGGAGGACCTTCTCGACCTTGAACGATTCGACCTTGTGGAAGATAATGCACAAGTTCACGAAACCCTGGAAACCGAGCAGATTATTTCTGCTGGTGAGCAAGTAGCGATGGAGCAAAATGGCATACCAGTTGACACCCCAGAAACCGGAGGACCGCAAGCGCCTCAAGGAATTGCTCCAAGGCAGCCCCAAACTAGTTGACAAACTAAAAGAAATATGTTATAATAGTATTGAAAGATGCGAAACTCTTAGAAGTGTTGACTACTCTAACCCCAACTGGTCCCACGAAGTAGCAGACCGAGTGGGGCAAGTCAAAGCTCTCCAAGAGGTTTTAGCTGTCTTGTCTTTAACCGAAGACACCAATAGGAAACCATAACCAATGGCAAACTCCGACTCTGAGAAGAAAACAGCGACGGAAAATTCGGATTTCTATCTGTCTAAGTACGTCGGTGAGGACAAGAAGTACAAGACTGTTGAAGACCTGGCGAAAGCTTACGAGCACGCAGATGGCTTCATCAAACATCTTGAAAACCACACCGAAGAACTTAAAACAGAACTGGAAAAAAGAATGTCGCTCGAAACCTTCCTGAAGACTGAAACTAAGCCTGCCGAGGAAAATGGAAACGTCACTCCGAAACCGGAGGACAAGCCAGAAGACACCCCTTCTAGGTCCGCTCCAGAACCCAAGGAAGCTGTAGACACGTCTGACCTAATTGAACGAATCAAAGCTGAACTTAAAGCTGAGGACGAAAAGTCCAAAGCCGAAAGCAACATCAACTCTGTTGCCGATAAATTGATGGCTACTTACGGAAACGAAGAAGCTGTCAACAAAGCTGTAGCCGACAAAGCCGCAGAACTTGGTGTAAGTGTGAAGTGGATGCAGGACGCTGCGTCTCAAAGCCCTGCAGGTTTTTATGGCCTGATGGGTATTAAAGACGACCAAAAAGCCAAACCTAATTTGGACTCGTCTAAAAACACCGCCGCTTTTGAAACCACCAGCTCTGATCGTTCTTCTGAACCCGAGCCGGGTACCAAAGCTTTTTATGACAACCTCCGCAAAGAGGACTTCAAAAAATATATGAGCCGAGAGGTTCAGTTGAAGATTTATAAAGACGCGATGGAAAACCCGGACAAATTCTACGGAAAAAGTTAACAGGAGACTAAGCTATGTCTGGTGGTCATACTACCGCTAACACTGGCGCTCTGATCCGTTCCGAACTGTGGTCGTCTCAGCTCAAAGATGTTCTTGAAGATGAGTTGATGGCGAACCGTTATGTTCGGTGGCTCTCGGAGTTCCCGGATGGTAATCAATTTACCATTCCTACCATTGGTTCACTGGATGTGAACGACTACACTGAAAATCAAGCCGCAGTCTATAACGCTCTGGATACCGGTGAGTTCAATTTTGAAATCACTGAGTACCTGTCCAGCGGTACGTACATCACTGAAAAAGCCAAGCAA